ATAAAGGAGAGAGAATCCATGAGAATCTCTCTCCCGAGGAATGTTCAGAAGCATTTCAAGATTTAGCCACCCAATATTATGAGGGTGAAAAAACAGATTTTAGTGAAATTTATTTGGAGGAAATTGTAGATGGCTAAAGGTAGTTCGAATAAAACGCTGTTTCAACCAGGAGCACCTAAGAAGACTCGTCAAGGTCGCTCTTCTCGTACATTGCTAAGTGCAACTTCTCGTAACGGACGTAAAAAGAAATATCGCGGGCAAGGTAAATAATTAAAGTTACAGAGTACTCATTAGAGTACTCTTTTTTTATGATCATCTAACCGGAAGCTCGGCGCGTTTCTCGATAATGAACGAATTTAAAGAGATTGAAACTTATATTACAGAATGGATTAAAGAAGTTTCAATTTTAAGACCAGAATTAGGTGGTCATGCGATCTGTCCGTTTGCTTCGAAGGCAAAATATAAGATTATTCAGTGCAATTCTAAGGATATTACGGTCTTTAAAGACTATGATGTTGTTATATACGTCATTGAAGACCATTTTTCTCTTGAGGAGGTGCAAAAATGGGTAGAGTATCATAATGAAAGATCTAAAATATGGTCATTTTTTGAGGATTGTGCTTCATATGATACTTACATTCAAGGAATTAAGACCAATAATGGGAAATATAACCTTATCATAGGTCAACCGATTGAAAAATTGAGAAAATTTAGAGAAAAATTAGCAAAAACTTCCTATTATACATACTGGAAAGAGGAATATTTGCAAGAAATTCTCCAAGAGGACTATAATTTGATTCAAACACGGGATAGCAACCCCGTAAAAAGTTCTGATTTATTAAATCAGGAGAAAATCAATGAATCAACGAATGCTCAGAGAGATCAATGAAGACGATTTAACACCTAAAAAGCATGATTTTGCCCATCAAAACGAATTGCATGAAAAGATAAGAAATGATGAGGACTATGATGATTGGGAATATGGTACAGAACCCGTTTTTTGTGATAAAAAGATTCTAAAGGACTGATAAATAAAGTATAAATTCATCATTTCTTATGCCTTTAGAGAGGGTTTCTAGGTCTTTTAAAGATATAAGCCTTTCATTCGTTAAAAATCCGGCAACAGATGATGTTACGGCTTTAACGAATGAACGGGCAATTGCTAGATCTGTTAGAAATTTAATCACAACATCAAAAGGTGAACGTTTTTTTCAACCTGAACTGGGATCTAGCGTAGCAGATCTTTTATTTGAAAACATGCTAGATCTCAATACTTTAGATGTTTTAAAGGAAGAGGTGAAGTATGTGATTGAAACATACGAACCAAGAGTAGTTATTGATGAAGTTAATGTAGTGCCTAGTGATGCTAATAATGCTATAGATATTGGAATTATTTACACTATAGTTGGTTTGGACGTTCCAAGACAACAGTTATCATTTGTATTTCAACCAGTAAGGTAAATGTCCTTAGTAAATTTTTCAAATTTAGATTTCCAACAGATAAGAACTCAAATTATTGATTATTTGAGAGCAAATAGTAGTTTTACAGACTATGATTTTGAAGGATCTAACCTGTCTATAATTATCGATACATTAGCATACAATACTTACATTAACTCTTTCAATGCTAATATGCTTAGCAATGAAGTTTTTATTGATAGTGCTACTTTAAGAGAAAATGTAGTTTCTTTAGCTAGAAATATTGGATACGTTCCTAGATCAAGACAAGCAGCAAGGGCATCAGTATCCTTTCTTGTAGACTTTACTGGACAAACTAATGCACCTGTTACAGTTACTCTGAAGAAAGGTCTTGCTTTTATATCCGCAGCAAATATTGGACAAAATACATATACTTTTACAATTCCTGATGATGTTACTGTTCCTGTAGTAAACAATTTAGCAGTGTTTAGAAATCTGCAAATTTATGAAGGAATTTTGGTTGAAGAGTCATTTACATATAATCCAACTGTACAAGATCCAAGAATTATATTAAGTAATCCAAATGCAGACACAGGAACTTTAAAGGTTCTTGTTAGAAATTCTCAATTTGATGTTGGTGGAGATAGATTTAGATTAATTGATAATTTATTTGCTGCAAAAACAGATGCAAATATATTCTTTATTCAAGAATCAGAAGATCAGAGATATGAATTACTATTTGGTGATGGAATTTTTGGTAAGGAACTAAAGCCAGGAAACGTAGTTGATGTTTCATATGTCGTTTCCAATGGTACATTCGGTAATGGAGTAAGAGGATTTACTTTTGCAGGAAAGTTATTAGATAATAATTCCATTACTATTATTTCTGGAATAAGTCCAGTAGAAACAGTATCACCATCAGTTTTTGGTACTGAGATTGAATCTGTAGAGTCTATTAAAAAGTATTCTACAAAATTATATCAATCGCAATATAGAGCGGTAACAGCACAAGATTATGAGACTATAGTACCATTAGTTTATCCAGAATCTTCTGTGGTTTCTGCATATGGTGGTGAGACGCTAGATCCACCAGAATATGGAAAGGTATTCATTGCAGTTAAACCAAGATTTGGTCAGTTTTTGTCTGAAGGTGATAAGAGGAATCTAATAACAAATTTAAGATCTTACTCTGTTGTTGGAGTTGATGTAGAAATCGTAGACATGAAGTTTCTATATGTCGAATTTGAATCGTTTGTTTACTATAATCCAAACAAAGCATCATCTGCATCTGCCGTTCAAAGCATCATACTCGATTCTGCTAATAAATATGCAAAATCCAGCGAAATGAATGGTGTCGGTAGTAGATTCAAATTCAGTAAATTCCAAAAAATAATTGATGATAGTCACAAGTCTATTACATCAAACTTAACCAACATTCAAATGAGAAGAGATTTTGTTCCTACAGTAAATACAGTTGGAACATATGAAATTTGTTTTGGAAATCCTTTTGCAGTTTTAAATACAGAAAGAGGATATAATATAAGATCTAGTGGATTTAGAGTCGATGGAGTAGACGGAGAAGTATATCTCGGTGATATTCCAGATGATAGTGAAGTCATGGGAAAAATCATTATATTCAGATTAACGGCTAACAATAAGACTGCTATCTTACGAGAGGTTGGTAATATTGATTATGATAAGGGTGAAATAAGATTATTCAATATCAATATTGAAGGTACTAGCAAAACAAGAGATGGTCAACCGATCATCGAAATTTCTGCAGTTCCTGATTCAAATGATATAATCGGACTGCAGGATTTGTATTTGCAACTATCAGTTGGTGATAGTACTATTACTATGATCGATGATAGGATTTCATCTGGGGCAGATATTTCGGGATCTACATATATTAGAAGATCTAGTTATTTTGATTTTAACGAAGACGTAATTAGATAGGATTTTAAAAAAAATGGTAAGAAACAAAGTAAAGTTAAGCTCTATCGTAAGCTCGCAAATTCCTTTATTTGCGAGGGAAACCTATCCACTGTTTGAAGAGTTATTAGAAGCATATTTTGATTACTTAGAATCTCCTGGTAATCCAGCAGATATTCTAACAAATATCGATACGTATAGAAAACTAGATTTTGTTTCGAATTGGAATGATCGCACAGAGTTAACTGAAGTTCTATCCATTTATGATAACGAAATTTCTGTAGAAAGTACTAATGGATTCCCTAAAGAAAATGGTCTTTTAAAAATTGGCGATGAAATTATTTTCTATGCAACTAAAACAGCGACTACATTCCAAGATTGCACAAGAGGATTTAGTGGAGTAACAGATTATAATGATCCAGAAAACCCAGATCATTTAATATTTGAATCTTCCTTTGCACAAGAATTTGCTGAAGGAGTTGATGTTATTAATTTAAATTGTATTCTCTTAGATGAATTTTTATCAAAATTAAAAGTACAATTTTCACCAGGATTTGAAAATATTGATTTAAATCCCCAATTAGATCAAAGTTTATTCATAAAACAGGTAAAAGATTTTTATGAAGCAAAAGGAACTGATAATTCTTTTGAGATTCTATTTAAAGCTTTATATGCAACCTCAGCAAAAATATTCAGACCTAGAGATTTTCTATTAACCCCATC